GAACAGTTTGGGAAGCCTGATGTGATTTGGGCAAGCCCGGATTGCAGCACATTCAGCATTGCTGCCATTAGCCATCATAGACGGAAAAATCCAGTCACAGGCAATCTGGATCCTGTCAGCGAATATGCAAAGTTTTGTGATGATGTTGACCAACATGTGTTCAGTAAAAAGCTGCTGATTGCAGACTATGCCATTCTGGTGCTGATGCTTGCAGGATTCTTTGTGCCGAGAATCGACACAATGAATTGGGCAATAGTTGTGGTTGCCTGGGTGGCACAGGTCACTGTTTCCACAGGGGCTTACTACTGGAAGGCCAAGGCAGAAAACCTTGTCAAGCTGCCACTGATGCTACTGGCGCAACTGCCGGAAGACATGCGTGACAAGTCGGATCCCAACCAGATCATTGCTTCTGTGCTTGGGATCGGCACACATAACAATAACAGCTAAGAAAGGAGAAACATCATTACTATTAGGGGGAAGCACATCTTGCCGATTCTGTCAACCAGTGGGAAACCATTGAACTGGCAGCAGCAGACCTTGCCGCCACAGGCCAGGACATCACATCTTTCCACCTTGGCACACAGGTCAGGGCTGAAAGTGTTCCGCATGGCTTGAATCAGCTTTCAGATTGCCTGGACAGTGGATTCACAGTCTGTGGCAAATAACACATCAACAGTCACGGCAAAGGTGCAACTTGTTTCCACAGGAAGCAGCTACACCATCAATTCCACTGCATCAAAGTCTGGTTCTTTGACTATCAATGGCACAAAGTACACCTTCAGCTTTTCCGCTGCCTTGTCTGGCAACCAGACCAAAACGCTATACACAAAGACTGTCACAGTTTCCCACAGCGCAGATGGCACAAAGACCTGTGCCTTTTCTGCCACCTGTGGCATCAATGTCACGCTATCTGGCACCTATTATGGCAATGTCACAGCTTCCGGCAACGGAACATTCAACACCATTGCCAGGGCATCCACAATCAGCAGCGTGACTTCTTCTGTCAGTGTTACTGGATCCAATTCTGTCACAGTGAACATCACCAGAGCGTCATCCAGTTTCACACACACTGTTGTCTTCAGCTTTGGAAGCTATTCCAAGACCACAACAGGTGTGGGAACATCCACTTCCTATGCAATTCCCCAATCCTGGCTGAATGCCATTCCCAATGCCACATCCGGCACTGCGAAGGTCACGGTGACAACCTATTCTGGCAGCACCAAGATTGGATCAGCAGTGTCCAAGAACTTCACTCTGACCGTACCTTCAACCGTGGTGCCAACCATCAGTGCTGTGAGCCTGTCAGAAGCCGTTTCTGGCCTTGCTACACAGTTCGGTGGCTATGTCCAGGGCAAATCCAAGATAGCTGCCCAAATCACTGCCAGTGGTGCTTTATCGTCCACCATTAAGGCATACAAGACCACCATCCAAGGCGCAAATTTCACGGCAGCTTCTTTCACATCTGGTGTCCTTACAAAGTCCGGCACATCCACTGTGACCATCACTGTCACAGACAGCCGTGGACGGACAGCAAGCACCACCAGGAGCATCACAGTGACTGCTTATGCTGCGCCAAAGATAACAAGCTTCCAGGGCTTTAGATGCCTTGCAAACGGTACAGAAAACTATGAAGGCACATACTTGAATGCAGCGGTAAACTTCACTATTGCTTCTGTTGGAAGCAAGAACACGGCATCCTACACGGTGGAATATAAGCTAAAAACAGCTACCACTTGGACGGCCTTGACAAGTGGTTCGGTTTATGCATTGAACCAGAACATCATCAGTGCATCTGGCTTCATGTCCACTGAAAACAGCTATGACATCCGGCTTTCTGTGAAGGACTATTTCATCACGGTCAGCAGCACCTTTGAGATCCCCACGGCCTTCACGCTGTTGGACTTCAATGCTTCAGGCAGGGGCATTGCTTTTGGCAAGGTGTCTGAACTGGCAGAAGGAATTGAATTTGCACTGCCCACAGTTTTCAGTCATGCGGAAACACCTGCTTCTGCCATCCAACTGCAAAGTGGACAGGACTTGAATGCCATCTTGGAACCTGGCTTCTATTCAATCCCAAACGCTGCCGTTTCTGGAACACTGCTGAACAAACCATGGACAAGCACTGCAACTGGTGGGCTATATGTCACGGTGGAAGGTGACGGCATGGGAAAGTGCCAGATTGCACATGTGTTGTCAAAGGATGCCGGAGCAATCTACGAAAGAAGCTACTACCAAAGCGCATGGGGTGACTGGCACACTGTTCACGATGGCAAAGGAAAGATCCTTTGGACTGGTGGCATGTATATGACATCAGGCCATGTCATCTCTTTTTCTGAAGTTGCAAGCAAACAGCCTTCTGGGATTGTGTTGGTTTTCTCTGAATACTATGATGGAGAAGCGAAGAACCAAACCTTTGCTTGCCACTTTGTGCCTAAAAACCTTATATCCGCACATTCTGGAACAGGCCATTCATTCTGGATGAGTACAAGCAACGGTGCCTATATCGCAACAAAATATTTGTATATCAGGGACGATGGAATCACTGGACATAATAACAACAGTCTGGTGATTGAAACAACAAGCGGCATTACACTGAACAATAACAGGTTTGTTCTGCGCTATGTCATAGGTGTATAAACAGTGAAAGACCAGGGAGAAATCCCTGGTCTTTTTTATTTTATTTTTATTGCATTGTATTTCTGAACCAGATCTTCATGGAACAGTCTGATGGCTTTTTCTGCGGTCTGTGCATCAGGGAATAGATATTCATGTTGTCCCAGGACAAGCTTCCATTTGCCAGTTGGGGTATAATCCAGACGAAAGCCCATGTAATAATTATCGTTCATTTCAAACTTCATTGTCATTTAGCTTCCCAATGATGACCGCAGTTCTGACAGACACACATGCTTTTGTGAATAGTCTTCAGCTTCTTCCTCTTAGGGGCAAAAATCTTGACAATAAGTGCAGGGATGGTCAGGAAGATCCACTTGATGGGGATCCACCACCAACCAATAAAAATCCACCAGAAGAAGCTGCGGTGTTTGGTCTTCAGTTGGGTTTCAGTGACCATCTGAACATTCACATTGGTGCTGCCACATTTTGGACAAGTCATTTTTGTTTTCTCCCTTCAAACTCTTTTGCGCTTTGGGTGAAACCCATTCTATTCCCATTTCAGTCAAAAATCAACAGAATTTTCTGCCAAAGAAAAAGGGAAGGCTGAAGACCTTCCCTTTCCTTTATTTGCTGTTTTAATTTTCAGGCAGTTGCTATATAATACTGATATATTTGAGAATGGAGCGGAACGCTATGGATAGAACCATCCTGCATTGTGACTTGAATTGTTTCTATGCATCAGTTGAACTGTTGTCACGGCCTGAATTGCGTGACAAGCCTGTTGCAGTCTGCGGTGATCCGAATGTCCGGCATGGCATCATCCTGGCAAAGAATGAATGCGCCAAGCGGTTTGGTGTAGCAACAGCGGAAACGATATGGCAAGCACAAAGGAAGTGTCCAGACTTGGTTCTGCTGCCGCCACACCATGACCTATATCAAGCATATTCCAAGCAGGTGAACAGCATCTACTATCAATACACGGATCTGGTGGAACCGTTTGGCATTGATGAAAGTTGGTTGGACATAACGCACACCAAACACCTTTTTGGCGGTGATGCCGTAAAGATAGCAGATAGGATCCGCAACCATGTCAAAGCAGAAACAGGGCTGACTATATCAGTCGGTGTTTCCTTCAATAAAGTATTTGCCAAGCTTGCCAGTGATTACAGTGGGCAATTTACACGGTCAGACGATGGTTGTTATCATGTAGGTGCCATTAAATTAGCGCATACAGGATTATAACCAAGGGCAAAAAATTATTTGCCCTTATTTCATAAACACTTCAAGAACAGGCACTTTCTTGTTCACACCATTGTCAATGGTGTCATAGGTGATTTTATCAATGAACTGCTTCAAGAAGACATTCTTGGCCTTGGCATCCATTTCTTCATTGTTGATGCAGTCCATGATGGCATGCAGGGTTGTGATTTGTTCTGAATAATCGACAGGCGCAGGGGCATTCTTTTTTGCTTCTGCGATGTTTTCTTTTAAGGCATCAATGCTTTGGGTGTACATCTGTTTTCTTTCAATGAATTCATCCCTGGTATACATGCCATCTTCAGATTCCCAAGAATCCATCAGTTTTCTTTTCCTGTTTTCAAGCTTGACCAATTCAGCTTCCATGGTCTGAATGATGCTTTCATGGCGCAACAGTTCAGAATTGTCTGCCTTGTTTTCCATTTTGATTTGACAGTCGGTGACTTTAAGCTTCAACGCTTCAACAAGTGCTTCCGTGACCACAGGCTGTGGAACAGAATGCTTCTTGCAAGCTTTGCCGAATGGATGGTGGAACCTGGCATTCCTGTTGTCCGCATAACGCATGAAGCCAATGGCACGGTCACAATCGCAGCACCTTAAAATGCCGGACAAAGGGTTCACAAGTTCTGTGTTCAACTTGGCAGGGGCTTGTGTGCCATAGATTGTTCTGACCTTGTAGAACTGTTCTTCGCTGATGAAGCCTTGGTGCTTGCCTTCATAGAACTGTTCGTTGTCTGTGGAAATTCTTTTCTTGACCACTTTCCCTGTGGTTGGATCCTTTTCCTTGATGGTCTGCTGTTTTCCCCAAGACACTTTGCCGATATAGTGGGCATTGAAAAGGATGTCCTTGATGGTTGCCCTTGCCCATTCACGGCCTTGCCTTGTTGGGACACCCATCATGGTCAACTGCTTGGCAATCCAAGATGTGGGCTTGCGGTCTTCTGTATACCAATCAAAGATCATCTTCACAAACTTTGATTCTTCTGGATTTTCTACAAGGGTTCTTTCCTTCCTGGATTTCCTAACAATGCGATATCCATAGGGAGCGGTAGGAAGGATATAGTTTCCTTCTTTGACGGCTTGCAGCTTTCCGGCTTCCAGTCTGCGCTTGATGGTCTTATATTCCCTTCTGGACATGAACAGGCCGAATTCAAAATATTCTTGGTCAAACTCATTGTTTGGATCATAAACTTTTGCAGGTGTGATGATGTGTGTGTTGCTGAACTGGAAGGCATCAGCCACTTCACCCTGATCCTTTGTATTTCCTCTGGCTAATCGTTCAACTTCGACAACAAGAACACCCTTGTATTTTCCGGCATACACATCTGAAAGCAACCTTTGCATTTCAGGCCGTTCATCAATGCTGTCACCAGAAACCAGTTCCTTGTATATGGTTATTTGACTCAAAGTGATGTTGTGCTTCGCTGCCAGGGCTTCAAGCATGGCCTTGTGCCTGGCAAGGGTTTCACCTTCGCCAAGGGCTTCCAGTTCAAGGTCAGTCCTGGACTTTCTCAAATACATTGCATATCGTTCTTGTGAATAAACATTCCTCGCACTTTCTACTATTTCATTTGCATTCAACTTCTTCACTCCCTTTTCAACTGTCCAGATATTTATCAATGATTTTTGCCTTGCGGTCATTTTCCTTGCGCCAGTATTCCACTTCCGCAAGCAGCGTGTTGATCCGTTCAGCAGCAGTGCTGTCACCATAATCAAGTTCGCAAATGTGTTTGCCTACGGTACCAACAACAGCAAGTTCAATTCTTCTGGCGGTTGCTCTCATGATGTCCTGATCAATATTGATTGCCATAATGCGTTCTATGGTCTTTACAGATGTATCAGCATCCCTGGCAATATCGGCATTGGTTAAATGCGCCATTTCTTTAACATCACGCATATACTCACACCAGTTTTGCAGATCCATTCCTCTGGTGGGAATGCCGCCACATACTTTTCTGAATCGTTCACATGACAAGCATCTAAAGTATGGCTTTGTGGATGGGTCTGGCCTTGTTTTCATTGTTTGCCCTCATTTCGTAAATATGATAGGGATTTTTCCCATAATAGCAGGATTTTGCCCACGCATCTTTCCGTCAAATCCCTTTATGTTAGGCTGTATTTTTCGCTTCCGAAATGATAGGCTAAAACCAGGTCAGAAATGGCCTATCATTCCTTTCAGTGGTGTGGGGGTGTTCGGTTGGCACTGGCACCCTCACACCAAAAATACACAGATTTTTCAAAAATTAAAAAATACTATTGCACATTCCCAAAAATTATTGTACTATAACGATTAGAACGGATGTTCTATAATTCCCCGGTGAAAGGGTGGTAGTATGCGCATTGATAAGGCAGAACTTGAAAGACTTTTAGAAACACTTACAGAAGAACAGTTAGAATACATATACCATTTGATTATGGGATTATTCTGCCAGACTGCGGATTAAGTCCCTGACCATTTTCTTCTTTTCATCGGATAATTCATAGTATTGTTCAATAGAAACCATCAGTTCATGGTCTAAAAGCACTTTTGCATGAAGTGTGGCTGCTTCCTTTGGGTTGCTCTCAATAATGAGGTCAGATCCCCGGAGATCCAAAGCGCAAGCCAACTTTTGCAGGGTGCTTCTTTTTATGTTCACAACTCTGCCTTTTTCATATTTTGCAATAGCAGATCTTTGCACACCCAGGATCTTTCCCAATTCTTCCTGGGTCATTCCTTTTGCAATCCGGGCTTCCTTTATCTTTTGACCGATGTCCAATATTTCCACCACCTTTCTTGGTTGTGTCCTAATAATACACCTTTGTTTCCTAAAAATCAAATATTTTTTATTATTATTCCAAAATAATTATTGACAGACAGAAATTATCGTAGTATAGTAAATGCGTCTAAATCAGACACACAACATATTGTGGCGCAAATTTTTTTAAGCACTATGTATCTAATTTAGACACATCCACAAATTAAAGGGGGGTGACTGCATGAATACAAAACTTTTCAAAAGCGTGATGGTGCTGCATGGTGACACCAATGCCAGTCTTGCCAAGTTCCTTGGGATTTCTGAACAGAGCGTGTGCAACAAAATCAATGAAAACGGCACAGAGTTCAAGCAGGGTGAAATTACGAAGATCAAAGAACGCTACAACCTGGATGCCGCCATGTTAGACCGAATTTTTTTTGCAAACGGTGTGTCCGATTTAGACACAAGCAACTAAGGGAAGGTGGATCTGATGATTGTCAACCATCTTGAAAACGGTGTGACAGAGTATGTCACGGAAAAGGCTATTGTCAGGATTCACCCTGGCAAATTTACAGAAGAACAAAGAAAGGTGGTTCTTGAAAATGCAGCAAAAGATTTCTTCAGAGCGGTACAGAGGGCGCAGAAAAATGAAGCGGTACATGAAACTGACACGGTATCAGCGTGAAATGCTGTTTGATGCTGCCTGTGGATTCGTGTGCGGTGTGATTATTACGGTGGTCGGATGTCTGTTGCTTCGGTGGTTCCGTAATTCCGGGGCAGAATTGTTATTCCGGCTGTCTGGGGCGGTGGGTTACTGATGCCATGGACAGATGATCCGCTTTTGGATTTTGACAGATACGATGCGGAGCAGAATCGAAGGCTTGAACAACTGCCTGTGTGTGCCGACTGCGGTGAACACATCCAAGATGATTCGGCCTACTACATAAACGGTGAATGGATATGCCACAACTGCATTTCTTCATATGAAAGAGAGGTTTTACCAGAATGAAGGTTTTGGAATTATTCGCAGGAACACGCAGCATCGGCAAGGCTTTTGAAGCGGCAGGGCATGAAGTGTTCAGTGTTGAATGGGACAAGTCCTTTGAAAACATTGACCTGTATGCAGACATCATGACAATCACTGCTGCTGACATCCTGGAACAGTTTGGGAAGCCTGATGTGATTTGGGCAAGCCCGGATTGCAGCACATTCAGCATTGCTGCCATTAGCCATCATAGACGGAAAAATCCAGTCACAGGCAATCTGGATCCTGT